TCGCAATAGCGATGCGTAATGGTAAGCGTTGGAAACTGCTCGGCAAGAGCCTCAATGACCGGCTCGGCTGGCGACCACGCCGTATCAAAGTTGTACGATGTGCGACCCTGCTCGGTAATCTCCTCGGTCGTGCGGTCGTGCCACACTTCGCCGCAGTTCCACTTCGTTCCCCAGTTGGCGCAGTTCCAGTTGTACCACCAGTCGGGGTGTGAGGAAATCTCGCCGAGCTTGTGCGTCGGGCAGACCATTGAGCCGCCGAATCCGGCAGATACAAGGTCTCGAATCGTGCCGTTGTTCAGCACTTCCTTGACGATAGGCAGGCCATCAACTTCCCAATGGCCTTCAGCCTTCTCGTAGCCTTCCTCGTCGTACTTGCCGACCTGCGCCTTCGTCTCAACCCAAACCTTCTTACAGCCGCAAAGGAAGTTGTTCTGCGTTTCGTTCGCCGAGTAGTGTGGACTATCGGGAACCGGCACAATCTTGGCAAAGTCGAACGCATCCTCGTCGCCCTTCACCAACTCAATGAGCCGCGCGACATCTGCCTCGTCGCCCTTTACATCAACCTGATTCACGCACCAGTTTGGCATACTGCCTCCTACTACATCCTTACTCCAAGTGGAGTGGTACTACCTTACAACCTAGCGACAGACAAGTCAAGCGTGCCGGTGCGCCTCTACGAAATCGCAGCTTGGCAAGAAGCACCACCCATCCGCAGCAGCTTGCTTGTCCGACATAAACGGCGGATGGAACTCACACTCGCAAGGAGCGCAGTCCAAGCAGTAGACGAGATAGCCGTCTGGCACACTCCCCTCATACAGCTCGAAGTCAAGCACATCAAAGCGCGTGTACGGCATACCATTCCAAGTGCCGATGACCTTCTCGTCGGCGTAGAACACCATGTCTCCGCACGCAATACACTTATCCATCTGGCCGCTCATACTAGCTCCCCCTCATAGTCCACGATGCCCTTCTTGTAGCGAATCATTGCGTCGGCCTCGGCTTCTGCTTGGTCGTAGCCAATGATGCCGCCCAACGACTCCACGACTTCCCAAGTGTTCTCGTGCGAGTGAACGCCGCAATCAACCGACTTCTCCAAGATGACGCAATAGACCTCGCCACGGAGAACGGAGTCTACGACGCTAATCTCGGATTCGGCCTTCGCCGCAAGCTCCTCCTCGGTATAGGAATCGCCAAGCCAGAACTTTGCCTGTTCCTTCTCAATGACATAGAAGCCAATCTGCGCGGAATCCCACTTGTCGGTGAACGGCGCAAGGCTGATGCTCATGCCGGAGTGGGAGTAGCCATAAAGCTTATGGACATACACCGCATCTGCCGGTGGCGTGAAGGTCGCCGTATTCTCGTCATCGACCGGAAGCTTGACATCCCACGGGAAGCCGTAGTTTGCGGCCTTCTCTCCGGTATAGAACTGACCTGCGCGGTCGCCAAGGACATCGTAGCCGTCGGCTGTGTCCTGCTCGATTCGTGTCCTATGCTTATCCATACTGCCTCCTACAACAATACGGCAACTGCCGTGCTAACGATACTAGGGTATCGGTATTACCCTGTCAACTACCTATCGGCAACCTGAAAGATAAGACGACCGCCGCCGTTCATCTCGTCGTCTGCCGAGACAATCACCTCGAACTTGTCGCCGTGAATGTCCTCAATAATAAGAACCGGGAATGGGGGGAAGTAATCGTCGCCTTCCTCAACCCGGCCACCAATAATCCGCGCGCCGCGCAGCGGCTCAAGCATCTCACTGATGATGTAATGAACTTCCCGATCCTCTGGCAGAAGCTTCTCGCGCTCCTTCACTAGTGCGTCATGATTGACTTCCATAACTTCCTCCTACTACTTCCTATCCCAAGCGGGATCTATTTAGTATCTGGGTTGTCTATCACCTTGTCAAGTACGAAAGCGAACCGGTAGGCCGTCTTGCTCCTAGGCTTATGCGCATCCTGACAAGCTTCGCACACCCATGCCCCATAAGGGCTTGGTATAAGACCATGCTTAACATTGTTCGGACACCTGGGGGCCGGGTCGCCCTGCCACTCGCTAGTTTTTTTCTTCACGCTCATTCTCTTCGATTTTCTGTATTACCCGGAGCATAAAATCGTCTCCGACTTCCCGCAGCTCTGCCGAGAGATCCTGATATACGCTATCGATAAAGTGCTCGCATGACTCCACTGACCAGTCCGGCCGCAACCGGCGAACATCCTGAACGCCAAAGTTGACGGTGATGGAAACCACCTGGAGGTTCTGCTTTACCTCGTCATCGCTCATCTCACTCATTCACAATCACCAAGCGGCAGTTATCGAACCCACGGGAGCACATCCCCGGCTCATGCGTATATGGCTCGGCAATAGTAGCTCCGCACGACAGACACCACTCCCCGCAAGGGCAGAAGTCATCTGACGCAAAGATCGGATAGGGCGCATTCCCTTCGTTGTCGAGCGCGGTTGAGGCAAGCTCGGCCCCGAACCGGGACTGGGCGCAGGGAACACAATTGACCGAACCCTCATAGGAGTAGGCCTGAACCTCCCACGCCTTCATTAAAAGAACCAACTAAACACAATAAAGAAAAACCAAATCCTCAAACCAGTACCAATGTCCATACTTCCTCCTACGGCTGTACGATTGTGGAGTCCGAGTATACCAGACCATACGATTCGGGGTCGTGGCCAATACGCGACTCAAGCTTTAGGGCCGGCATACTGACCTTCCTGATGCTCTCGCCACAGTCATGGCAACGAATCTCGGTAATGTCTGGGTAGGCGTACTCCTCGGGGTTCTGCTGAACGGCAATCTGCGCTTTATCACCTTCGCCGATGATGGAGCAGACTACCTCAAGCAGCCCATAGAAGTAGATACCATCCCACCACTCATCGGACGCCCGGGTCTTGCCGGAGCAGCCCTTATGAAGATAGGCCTTCATGATCCACGCTCTAGCTTGTGTGCTCGATCCGTGGCGTCCATGCCGACTCCGGTAAGACGCTGAACCTCCGGGCCATCCCCTTCGGCCTCATAGAGCTTCAAGGCATCCCCAAAGGCGATACACGCATCAAGATACTCGCGCATAGCTTTAGGGTTATTCGTTACTCGTGCCTGCTCAAAGGCATAGACGCCTCTCCCTGCTAGGAACCCTTCGAGCATGCCGTTCTGATACTTCTGTCCGGTCGCCATACTAGACCTCCTCACAATCGTGGCCATTAAACCACTCATTCGCTTCCTCTGTGTCAAGCAAATCAAACTGCCTGCCACACTCACCGCACCGAGCCATACCGGTACCTCCTACTACACACCCCAAGTGGGGCAGTGATACCATAGGGGATAGAGGGCCGGCCGTCAAACCTGGCGATGGTTAAGACTCCTTAACCTGCCCAGCGTGCTGCCTGCGGGTCGATTTGGTTAAGACTGCTTAACAATGCCCCAGTCTGGTATAGAGCTGGAGTAAAAGGCCGGAATAACCGCTAGAAATAACTTGCTGGCATAATAACTTGTGTGGTAAAGGGGCAGAATAACCAGGAATAGGGGGGTTTGGAGTGAAGGCATAAACGGCCTGGGATAACAGCCAGCGTGCAACCCCCACAGAAACCCACTTCCACCCACCACCACCGTATCATCTTTAAGATTCCGCAACCAAACTGCCCACCGAACCCCAACTACAGCAAAGATGTTACCTAGCTAGGCAATAGCAGGTCATAGCACAGGCAGGGATACCAGTCCCCGGTACAGGAAGAATCAGCCATGATCGAATCTCTTCTCTCCTACTACAATCTCTTAGTGTTTCTCCTTCCCTATGGAGCGTATACGGCGCCTGCCTCACGGCACCGTGACCCTCCTCTCACGACTCAGCCGCCTTCGGCGTCTTCGGGCCGAGCCTGAGGCTCACTGGCGTAGACAACCACAGAGCTGCGCAATGATACGACGGTGGTAGAATGCCTAGATGGAAAAGCATATGGTTGAATACATGAGAGAAGTCTTCGATGAAAACCCCGTGTTGGTAGCATCTACGCTTGCCGGCATTGTAATCGGCTGCGTGCTGGCGCTAGCAAGCTAGGAGATACGCTATGGCATACATATTGCGCAAGTTCTCTGAAGAACTGATTGTCGTCCTGCTGATTGGCCTTGTCTCGACTACTACCGCCTGGACAGCGATCCAAGCGTCTTTCCATAACAACGCATCTTCTGCCGCCTATGGCGACTACCAGCTGATTATCGCTGACGCGAATAATCTGTGGATCACGGCAGAGGTCAAGTACCGGGCCGACCTGCTGGCCTGGGACACCGGCCTTGGTGGCTCATATGAGTTCAGCGTGTACGCGGTGCCGTGCCAGACCAAAATCTTCCCCGCGACCCAACTGCCAGACTGCGCGGAGTATATGGACGCCGTGTATGGCCCATATAACGAGATGTATAACAGCGGAGACGAACCCCTTGCGCTCTCTGAGCTTGAAGGCGGCTACAGCAACCGACTACAGGTACTCACGGGCATCTTTGCCGTTGCCCTGTTTGCCCTGGGTGTCACCTCTCCGATGAAGAGCCGGAAGAACGCCTCGTACCTTGTGGCGTTTGCCGCAGTCCTGTGGGTGGTTGGCATTGGCCTGATGGTCACAATCCCCATTATCTTGCTGTAAGGAGAGGGTATGTCATACGTCATTGCAAATATCCCGCCGATTGCCTGCTACGTCCGCAAGGAGTACCTGCGCGACTTACAAGACAGCCACGGAGAATTCACTCCTGCCTATTGGGTAACCGTCAAGGCAATCCGCCACCGCGCCCTATACATTGAGGCATTCCTCCCAGAGTACGGCGCCCTGTACGACAAGCTGCCGATCAGCGCCTTTGTCTGGAGGCCGGAGACCCCAAGCCCCGACTTGAAGCTGGGTGACCTGCAGCTCTGGGACGCTATCTCCCCCCAGCTGAGCGTGATCGAAAAGGCCGTGCTCAAGAATATGCGGTGTAAGTTCCGAACCCCGGCAGGCATATGGGGAGAGGGGCACTACCTCTTCACCGTTGACATGGTACATACTGACCCGAACGAGATCGACGCAAACTGGGCGCGTGTTCCCTCTGAGCATAAGTCCTATAACTTTATCCGCCTAGACAACGGGCAATTTGCCGCCCAGCCAAACAACCGGGTGCTGTGGCTTGATGAGGCTATTGTGGCAAAGGAGCCAAAGATGCCGAACTTTAAGGTCAGCACCAAGGAGTTCTCGGCTGAGGGCGGCCGCTGGGGCCTGGGTGACGAAGACTCGTGGACATATGAGCCGGCGCAAAATAAGGAGAAAGCCAAGTGAGTGACCTTGGGGATTGGGTATGGCTGTTTGCCATAGCCATGGGCGTGCTCATCATTGTGGAACAGGCTCGATACGAGATCAAAGAGTCCCGCAAGAATAAGCGGCGCTAAGCCCCTCCCTTTATCCTTCTTTTCTTTATCCTTCCTTCCCTCTCTCCCTCTGTCACCTCCGGGCGTGACTCCGGGCGTGACTCCGGAGAGCACCGGGGGCCACCTTGGCAAAACCTAGATTTGACAGTCTGTTTACGGCCTGATACCGTTCCTCTTGTACCCACCGGGGAACATCAACAACCGGGGAAAAGAGATGCGAGTCTCTGCTCTCGGAAGTAGAGCGGTTCACCATAACCCGGTGGGGCAGTTGTGTCGGTTGAGGCGGGACTCCTACCCCGTCTCCCGATACCTTAGTAGGAGGTGCTATGAAAGTTCGAGAACTCAGGAAGCAGGCCCGTAAAGCCGTAAAGCTTCGGGGTCACCAAATTGGTAAGTTCAGCCACCTTATGGGCACTGGATGGGATGCCCACAGCCTAGCGGTGTGTGAGGCTTGCGGCAGGGATGTTGCCGTATACCCAAGCCCAGCACCCAACGGCATCGATATGGCCGGAGAAGCCCTAGCGGTATTCTGCGCATGAACCCGTTTGTTTTGCGCAAGGATGAAGAGCCAACAACAGATTTAGCTTGCAAGGATTGCAGCGGCAAGGCCCGTGCTCTTTGGTGTGATAACGACGGCAATATCCCGTTGTGCGACCCATGTGTATATACACGCCAGACAGCATACCGTGTGAAGCACGGAGACAAGGCTTAATGAAAGAAAAACAATGCAAAAAGTGCAAGGATTTCTGGCCGTCGGATACTGAGTTCTTCTCTCCGGTAAAGAGCCTTGTCTGCCGAGCTTGCCGCTCCGAACAGCGCAAGGAGTTCAAGAGGGTGGCAAAAGAAAAGAAGGCAGCCGATGCGGCCTAACCGACCAGAAGGAGCCCCAACCAGCGATGAGGTGCTCGCGGCGATTCGGAGCCATCTAAACGACTGGAGCCAAGCTCCAACAATCACAGAGCTGACTACGCGATTAAACTGCGGCAGGAGCACCGTACAAAGGGCGATAGCTGCATTAGAGCAGGAGCGGTGGATCATTCGAGACCGAAAGAAGACAAGGGGGCTAAAAATTGGACGGATTCGATAAGGTCAACATTATCCAGTGCGACTTTCGGCCGTGGTGCTTGTACTGCAGTAAGCCTATGGATAATGAGCCGGAGGGGAAATGCTGCAGCCCAGAATGCGAAAAGGCGGCGGCGGATCTAGAGCGCCGCTCCCTAGACGAGATATTGGACGACCGACTGGAGCGAAACGCTCGACTGAAGTTCCTAAATCCAATCAACCCCGACCCGCTCAGGGCGATGGCCGCAGCAATGAAGAAGCCGAAAAGCGCTAAGTCGTGAGGATTCGACTTCGCCCGGCGTACTCAGATGCCGACTTAGCCAAGCTTTATCAGGTGCCGCACCAGCACGCCCAGTGGGAGGATCACATCCTTAGGGTAAAGATGACCATTGCGCTGGCTTCGTATTTCCCCAACGTCAAGACCATTGCCGACCTGTCTGCTGGAGACGCGGCGATCATCAACGCTATACACGCGGAAAAACGGTACATTGGGGACTTTGCCCCGGCCTATGAATTTGTAGGGCCGATTGAAAAAACCATTCACGAGATCCCTAATGTCGATCTCTTCATTTGCTCAGAGACCGTTGAGCATTTAGACAACCCAGACGAGGTCTTGGCAATGATTAGCAAGAAAGCAAAGCACCTGATTCTTTCTACCCCGGTTGGGGAGATGAACGACCAGAACCGAGAGCATTACTGGGGCTGGGACCACGAGGGCGTGCGCGAGATGCTTTTGGCCTCTGGGTTTGCCCCCAAAGCGTTTGCCAACTTCAGGATAATGGGTATGGGCTACATGTATCAAGCCTGGGCGTGTGACTCAAAGCAAAGGATTTGACAGGCTGATAGCCATACCCTAGGATGAACATAACGGGGTTTTCCCGTGTAGTAGTAGGAGGTAGAAGATGAGCTGCAAGTATTGCGACCCGGCAACAAGCACGGAAGTATCGGTCACGTTCGGCGATGACGCTGAGATGGTGTACCCAGCTAGAATCCGCACGGACTACCGTTGGAACGGGTGGGCCGTTCCCGCCTTTGATTTCAAAACTGCAATGCGCGTTGCCGCAGACACCCACCTTATGGGTGCCACTTTTGACGACAAAGGTGATGGCGTGGAGTTTGCTTCGTACAACGCCAAGCTTGACGCATTTGTTATGAGCGGCGGCGGACGTGATGCCACAGATGATCTTGTGGAGATTTACGCCACCTCATGCTGTGGGCGTTATGATATTGGAGCAATGAACTGGACCTGGATGGAGCACATGCCAGAGCTTGGGAATGAGCCGGAATTTACCGCGACTCTCCCTGTACCAGTCTGATAGAAGGAGAAATCATGGCAAAGAAGAAGAAGGTACCTGCGACCATCACCGTTCGCAGGTACGATGAAGAGATGGGTGACTCTTACGACGTAGAAGTCAAGAAGGAGCCAGTAAGCAACTGCGAACTGTGCTCTTGCGCTGGGTGCCTTGATAGCCGTTGCTGCGAGCACCTGGCCTATTGGGACAACGAGCATGGACAGCCTGCGCGGTACCAGCTTGACCGGCTTGTTCAAGAAATTAAGAATCGAGATGCTGTAATTGCAAAACTCAACAAGCACATTGAATACCTTGGGGCTGCCTGCGAGCTTGCTCTTGACAGCTTGGAGAAGTCTCACATTGGGCCGCACCCAGCAAAAGCATTCATTCACGTCATGAGGACTGCTCTTGAGCACGACGTAGCTCATGTGTGGCGACTGTTCACAAAGGATCAATACCTTTGTGAGGCTTGCCGGTGCGATAAGTGCCTGGCCGCCCTCAATGTTGTGTATGGCAATGAGGCAAAAAAGCACGGCTACGCAAAGGTACCGGAGTGCTGCGGACATAAGCATGTCTCTGCACTGCCGTTCTAGTGGGGAGGGGAGGCAACGTGGGTCTATGGATTAAGTGGGACGCTAACGCCCACAAGGACGATAAGATCGCAACGCTCACGGACACGGAGTTCAGGGCGTTCATCACGGCGATCAGTGAGGCAAAGCAGATCCGCAGTGGCGGCCTCTTCAAGAGCCGGGAGCACCTTAAGGCGTGCATTGGCAGTCGCTATAGCAAGGCAATCGCTGGGCTTGTAGCAAAGGGGTTGCTGGGGGTAGATCAGATGGGTGGCGTCGCTATATTGGAATGGCATCGGTATCAGGTTGACCCGACATCAAACAAGCGCCAGGCGGCGTACATTGCCCGGCAGCGCGTAAAGGTATAATGGTAGAAGTAGTTTTTAACCCTTGCTACCAGCATGACCCGAAGGTGTTTAGTAGTGAGTCATTTGCCTGGCACTGCAACGATTGTTTTAACAATGCGGTGCAAGAGCATAAGTGTGAAGACTTTTATCTTCCGGACACCAAAGATTGCGAGCTTTGCTGGCTTGCGGAAAGGTAGGAATATGATGTGCGAAAAGTACAACGGCTGGACCAACTGGGAGACCTGGAATATGGCCCTTTGGATTGGCGAGAGCGACGACGAGAGTATCTTGAACCAAGCACACACAGAGGTTGACGACTTTACCGATGAGGGTGTCGTCAGCGTCCGCGAGGCTACCGGATCGCTTGCCGAGTGGCTTCAGGCATATTGCGAAGAGGTATACCTCGGCCACTTGAGCCAGGAAGACCTGAGTGGGCCAATCAAAGATGCAATCTACTCCAGCTACTGGCCAAAGATTGAGTGGTACGAGATTGCTCAGCACTATATCGAGGAGGCAAACGCGTGAAGTACAATATTGCGCAGGACCTTGTTATTGTGGGGGGCGGAGCATTCCTCCTGTGGGCCGGCGTTGCTGCAAAAGAACCAATCAATATTATTCTGGCCGGAGTGTTCTTTCTGTTTGGTCTTGCAGTACTTAGCGTCGACCTGCGGAGCTGCAAGAAATGATTGGGGAGGATATGGACTGGTCGCTTGAGCAGGCATGGAGCCGGTATCGCCTTGGGCTTCTGAGTCCAGGCGGCGCGATTTGGTTTTCTTCTCACGCTGCATGCGAGTGCGGTAACTCAGATGGGTTCAATTGCTTCAACAGCGATCACCACGAATGGCGACGGGTGATGAGCTTGGCGTTTGCCGAAGAGCCTCATCGAGTTGAGCCCCAGGCCTTTGCACCCTGTGACGTATGCGGCTGTGTTGGCTGCTCGGAGGGGAATTGCTGTGAGCACGAAGGAGTTTGAGGTGATAGGAATGATCGAACGGATGCGCGGTATCCCGCCAGAAATTTTTCGCACCGTTGAGTACGAAGGTCAGCAAATCCGACTGCACCAGTACGTGGACAAGTGTGAGGGCTGGGACAATAACACTCTTGAGCCGCATTGCCGGCTTAGCGTTGAGCTAGACGAACAAGCCCCTCACGGGTGGTTTTGGCTAAAGGATTGGACCGAGAACGAGGCGTTTGTGGGCTTTCTTATTGAGCAAGGTGCTCTAGAACGCCACCCAACAGAATTGCGGTTTATCGGCCATCTCCTGGGCGTTAAGGTTACTGCCGCCCGGCTGAAGGCAAAGGTTTTCCATGAAGATTAGGCCAGAGTTTAAGGAGCTCCTTGGCACAGCCAAAGACCAGGGGTGGCAGGTTTTTGTTCGGACCAACAACCACCTTGCGTGGGTGTCGCCGACCGGCGCTAAGGTTTTTTCTTCGAGAACCCCTTCAGACCATCGGGCTATTAAGAACCTTATGAAGGACTTGAAGCATAACGGTATGAGTTTTGGGAGGAAGTGAGATGTCACATGAAGGTCACCTTGAGGGGCACATCCACGTCGACTGCGACGACAGCGCCGGAGCAACCCGGTACTCGGCCTGCTGGTGCTGCAACGCATTCCTTGACGCGGTCAAAGTTAATGTTTACGAGCTACAAGAATCTGCTCGGGCCCAGGGGCTTTGCCCCGGATGCGGAGGTGACTGGTGTGCTGGGGGATGTGATGATGAATAGTAAGGCAACCGATTTGCTTTTAACCATCCTGATTGGTGGTATCATCTGGTTGCTGGCCTCTGCGGCCGGCTTTAGGTAGCAAGGAGAAATCATGGGTACAATCTATTTGAGCATTGCGATTTTGGCCATCGTTGTTACGGGAATCTCTGAGTATCGTCGCTTTCTAAAATCGCAGGGCCTTAAGTCCCGGGTTGTTTTTTCTAAAAAGGGCAAGAAGTGAGCCACATCTTTACAAAGGAAGACGTACAGGCTGCAATCAACGCCTTGAACCGGCGCAATGGGTTTCCCCCTGGGACCAAGCTCTGGGAAACAGTTGATGGGAAACAGGTCTCGAAGGTCGGATTTTACCACTCCTGGTACGACGGCGGCATGAAGCTGGTCTGCACAACCAACGACCGTGGTGGGCATCGATCTGTTCTAAAGCTTCAGGCTAAAAGCAAACGAGAATTTTATAATCTTATCTGGGCGTACATAGCCGGTCTTGACGATGCCACGCCGCGTCACCTACGGTAGGCCGGCGAGCCCGCTAGGAATCTGCACACATTGCGGCCTGGTCTCACGCGTGTGGGAGTATGGCGCTGATTCTCCAGGAAAGCAAAAATGCATTTGCGCCATGTGTATTGAGGTCGTTGTCGATAACCCTGAGCGCGACTGGCCGATCCCGGAAGAAGACTAGCCGACAATTCCTCGTTCTCGTGCAATTTTGCGCACCGATGGATAAAACTTAGAGGCGTGTCGCATAGCGTCCTGAACGTACTGCTCGTCCATGTAGTGGTCAGCAAACTTAAAGTATGCCTTTGCCCACTTTGGCGTATGGTTTTCATTCGACTTCACATGCGCTAGCTCATGGACAACGGTGTCCACATCATTTGCGCACAGCGTAATCTCTCCCTCCTCGGAGACCGTCTCCCCCATGGGGTGCTTCTCCCCAAATCGCTGGCGCGCAGGAACATGGTAATGCAGCCGCACAACGGTCACTTTGACATCAAAGGTCTTCATTGAGTCTGCCAGGACCTCAACAGCATCCCGCCAACCAGACATTGCCCGCTTGGGCATTTCAATAGGGATAACAAGCTCAAACGGAAGATTCTTGTACCAGGTCATCTATCGGCCTTTCTTGCGCTTTGAGCCACACGTTGGGCAGACATCCCCATCAGGAGACTCATCTGCGTTCAGCTTAGAGAGAAGTTTCTGTATGTCATCCTGGTCAAACGCTGTGTCAAGCAGGTAGCTGCCGGCGTCTGCTTCCTGGAGCAAGGCTAGCAGCGCGTGATCGTTCCAGCTGGCAAGCTCCGCCGTTTTATTATCCGCAAGCAGAATTGCCTTGGCCCGTTCATCGTCACAGTCAACCCAGAATACTGGCACCTCTTTTATCCCGCAGATTTTTGCGGCCTGCAAGCGGTGGTTGCCCGCCAGGACGTAGCCTGTCGACTTTTGCACGACAAGGGAGCCGAACCAGCCATTCTGCCGAATGCTAGTGACAATGGCCCCTATGTCGCCTTCTCGTGGGTTATCCGGGTGCAGCGCAAGGCTATCAACCGGCTCTATGCTAACTGGGAGATTGACCATGGGCCCTCCGTATGATACGCTCTTGGTAGGTGATGCTTACTTATAAGCATACCTGAGCTAGGAAAAATAGCCAACTGGCAAACCGGCTACGCTGTAGACAAATCATGAAGATGTAGTAAAATCGCATGAGGAGGCCCAGATGAAGCCACAGGCACACAGAGCTCATCGACGATTTTTGACAGTGCTCGTTGTGTTGGCCGTGGCTACGGGAATCCTTTCCTCAGTGGGTTCCTGGAATCAGCCAGAACCCGCCCAGGAGCCACCGGTAGAGGTCTTTTACGACCAACCCCCTGTCCCTACCAGTAGGCCGCAGAGCTGGGACGCTAAGTGGGACAACGCCATTCGAGTCAACGGCTTCGGAACGCGCTATGACGCCTACCAGCATGCCGGCTCTTGGTACGACGCCCCCAAGACGTGGGTGTATGCAAACAGGAAAGAGTGCGCTAAGCGCCCAGAGTGGAGGTGCTACCTTCGAGAGATGGGCGGGTGGAAGGCAAGCGTGCGCCCTTGGGGGACCACCCTAAAGAACATGTACGCCGCCCTTGGGCCGCTATTGCGCAAGCGCCTTAATCTCCCAGCCTGGCACACAGTGCCCACCCAAAAGCTACTTATCATCTCGGCACACACAGGGAAATCTGTTGAGGTGTGGATTGCCGACTACTGCGCCTGCCACGGCGCAGACAGGAAGCAGGGAACGCGAGATGATAGCCTGATCGATCTGAGCCCAGAGGTGTGGGCAGCATTGGGGGCGTTCAAGGGCGGGAAGATTCCTGGGTGGCCGTACGCCAACACAACCCCAGGATTCAAGAACACCATTGAGGTTCGCTTTATCCCCTAATTGACGCCTGCCAAGGATGAGCGTACTATTGTTTGGTAGAAGAAATCTCTTAGTAAGGAGGCTTAGTATGGACACCCAGATGGGCTCGGAGCTCGTATTTATTCTTTCCCAGATTAGCGTGGGCCGCAAGAACGCCATTACCTATAAAGACCTTTCCCAGCGCACCCGGTGGAACAGCCGGGCAATCCAGCTGGCGGTTGAAGAGTTGCGGAATGTTTGGGAGCAGCCAGTTTGCTCGGCCTCCGACGCCCCTGCCGGAATCTATCTTGCCACCAGCTCTGAGGAGCTTGAGGCCTGGTCGAACATGCAACGTGAGCGCGCCAGGAGCCTCCTGCGCTCTTCTTGGGCTATCCGAAAAATTGCCAAGAAGTGGAAAGTCCAAGAGGATCAGGCTCGCCGCGACAACGCAATGCCTGGAGAGGTGACGCTCGGGCTGTAGCGTGTTATAGTCCCCTGGGGCCGAGTAAACGCCAAAGGTCATCATGCCCGAGGGTAACGGCGGGTGTAACTCCCGCCCGGCTCCACCAAAGGAGAAGGAATGCCAACTTACGACTACAAGTGCGCAAAGTGCGATATCGTCCGAGAGACCGTCCGCAAGATGAGCGACGACTCTAAGGAGCTATGCCTTGTCTGCAGTGGTGAGATGCGCGTCGTTTTCAACGCCCCAAAAATTACCTACAAAGGTTCCGGTTGGGCTTGGCAAGAAAAAATACCGCAGGAGACTCACGTGATTATGGGCGCTGATCCTTCAAAGAAAGACTAATCTCTCGGCCTAGGTCAAACATCGCCGCGCCCGGAGTTGAGCCACGACCAATAAAAGATACGATTTCCCCAACGTGATTTTCTGGAAATCCTTCAGCCACCCAATGAGGTTCTTTATTGTCGCTGTGCGGCCAGTAAAAAATCTGCACCGAGGGAAGCTCGCTGTTCTTACCCCAAGCCTGCTCGAATGCTCGCCATCCGCACTCAAGGCAGTGTTCAGCATCTGTCGGCAAACCGTACGTCCGCAGACCATCCGGACCCTGGATTACCGCAGCTGAATGCAGGCACTCCGCTTTTTCACTTATCAATTTCAACTCCCGTGAATCCATTCCCCGTCCCCCGTCGCCCTTCGCCCCAATCCCCCCCAAAAAGTTCTTGGACTGCGCATCCTACACCACGAAAGATCGGAGTGCCAACTTTGCGTGTGTCCTGCTTAAAAAAATAAAACGCGCCCAAATTTGAGCACAAAAAGCACTTGTTCCCTCCCAAGAGAACTAGGCCCCAAACACAAAGGTAGTTACTAACAAATACTATTCCCCAGAACCCAGAGTCCCTGAGCCCCCATCCCCCCCTCTCCTTAAAGGTTCTCCCCCCCTTCCCCAAAACAGGCCACAACAAAAAGTTGCACAGAGCTGACTTCGTGGAGTATGATCCCGGCATGGGAAATAAAAAGCAACGGAACAAAGACCAAAAGGCAGACCAGCCCCCCAAGGCCTCGCCCTTATCTTTGTATTCGGTCACGCCAATTATCGACGGGAAGGTGAACCACGGATACGTGCATTCGCTCCTGGGGATTCAGCAAGCCTGCTTAACTGTTGGCGTGCCATTCTCCTGGTCGTTTGTCATCGGCAACTCCATGCTGGTTGCAGCTCGGAACCGGTGCGTCGCGCAGTTCATGGATGAAACAAAAGCTACCCACATGCTGTTTCTCGATGCTGACATTTCAGTGCATTGGGAAGATGTCATGATGGCAATGATTGCGGACAAGGACATAGTGGCGCTGCCATGCCTTAAGCGAGCCATTGACTGGGACCGAAGTGTTGGGATGATGCGCAAGCATCCGGAGGTTTCTGCCGAAGCAATTCAGGGAGTCCTTGGTATGCCAAACTTTGTGTTGGACCCCGCCGCACCATATCCCACAAAGCAGGATGAAGAGCTAGGCCTGCTTGAGGCCACGCACGCTGGGACCGGGGCAATGATTATCTCGCGGCGAGCTTTCGAGAAATACCAGAAGGCCTTTCCGGACCGCTGGTACCTTGAGGATGTCGGCAGCGTGACCCATCGAACAGTTGAGTATTTTCGTTACGGCCGGCGAGATAATCACTTCATTGGTGAGGACTACACGTTTTGTGACGACTGGCGATCTATCGGTGGTAAGATCTATGTCAAGTTGAATGCTCGGTCGACACATGCCGGCCAAGTCAACCTAAAGTACGACCTGGAAGCCCTTAGGGCTCTAGCTCGAGAGGAGTAACATGGAAGTCGCACTATTTATTGGCGGAACACTTTTTGGGGTTCTTATCGGCTCGGTAGCTGGGTTTGGTTCGGCCATGCCAAGGATTGAACAAGCCCGGCAAGAAGGGTTCATGATGGCATTTGCAAACTTTGCTGAAGCAGCTCAAAAGGCTATGGAAGAGCAGAAGACAAAGGGCGCCGGATTCACCTCAAGCCACAAGAAGACAAACTAATGCCGGCAAAGAAGTACCCTAAGCTAATGTTGGCAACGCCAACCCTAGACGGGCGCGTGTCGGCAGAGTATGCACAATCTTTGTCGGGGCTAAAGACGGCGCTTTATCAAAGCAGCATCAATTTTTCTATGCAGCTGCACATTGGCAATTCGCTGCTTGCTGGGGCGCGAAACCATTTAGCAGACGACTTTCTTAGGAGCGAAGCTGACTGGCTGCTCATGGTTGACTCTGATATTGCATACCGGCCAGAGGATGTCCTTGCGGCGTTGCCACACTTGGAAGACGCAGTAATTGGATTTCCGTGCTCAAAGAAGTTTGCCAAGTGGGATCGCGTTGCTAAGACCCTTCGGGACAACCCAGACTTTCCGGCAGACGGAATCCCCGCCATTCTTGGAGATGCAAACTTTCACCTTGGGGTTAGCGATTACCTTCGCCCAAATGATTATGGCCTGGCAAAGGTCAAGTGGATCGGCACCGGTGTGATGCTTGTAGCAAGGAGCACACTGCAAAAGATTATGGCAGACAACCCGGATGACAAGACCATGGTGAACGGAAAAATCATTCACGAGTTCTTCCGGTACGACATGGAGTGGGCCGAAAAAGATGGAGTAAAATACAAAGACTACGCCGGAGAAGATGTATCTTTTTGCAACCTTGCAAGGAAGTCCGGATTCAAGGTGTACGCAAAGCTTGACGCGCTAACAACGCATGTTGGGTTTAGCTTGTACCGCTTTGATGCTACGGCAGTAGCTCGTCTAAAGAACGTTCCAAGCCAGCTGGAATCGCAGAAGAAGTAACCCGGGCCTCTTTTAGGGGATAGGCGTATACAAGCCAGTCTGACCTAATCTCTCGACCAGGAAGGTCCTCCCCTTCAATAATAGGTATGTAAGCGCAAACATTTGGGAGCTTTGATAGTTCCCGCAGTGCCTCATGCGCCTTCTCCCTGGTTGTCTCAAGGATTTGATCAGGCTTGGGTATAAGGCCGATCTTTGACCAGCCAATCATGTGCTCAGAAACGGCATCGCCAAAATCAAGGGCAACAATCATTGGCTGGGGGAGTATTACCGTTGTGAACTCTTCCTCTGCGCGGATTCCCAAATTATGCAAAATAAAAGAAACGCGCTGCTTGCTAATGCCCATCATCCTGCCAATCTCGTTGGCGGTATAGCCGTCTAAGAAAAGCTCGCCGATTTCTAGGTTCCGCTCGACCTTAATGCCCTTACGAACAGTCACCGCACGCCTCCACAGACCCTTCATGCTCCGGGCACACAAAGAAAGCAATCAAGCAGACTTCACATAGGCGGGAGACAAGGTGCTCGGCGCACGGGTCGCCACAGCCCTCATCTTTCCACTCAAGGTCGTCCAGGGTCACTTCTGTTCCTGTGGTCATGAGCACTTCTTGTGTCTGTGGATGTAACGCTTAGTGGCCGAGCCGGCCGCGCTAATAACAATTGACAAAATAGTAGTAATTTCATTAGAAAACATAGGCTTGTCGCAAGACGCGCAGCGTTGGCCGGTCAGGGCCGGAGCCTTTTTCTCTTTGCTTACCGAAGTTTTACCTTTTGGTGCCATAGCTCCTCCAGTATTGGCGGAGGGCAGCAATTACGGCCCGGCAGTTCGTCCGTCGACGTACCTTGGCCAATTACTCACCCAACCGACTGGGTTGAACCCCCCGCCTCACCTTGGATCAACGTCCAAGGGCGCCGTATCGCGGTCGGAAGGCGATACCAAACCAAAGTACCGATACCAATAGTCTGGGTCAACAAACGCAAAATCTACGCTAGCTGTGGTATAGTCCAGCCATGAATCAGCACACACCGCCCACGCCTAAGGCAGCGGCAATCTGGTACCTGTGGTCTTCGGCATTTCACATGTCGATGAAGCTTGAGCCGCGATGGCCAGATGACCTAGAGCCGTACTCTGTGCAATTTCCCGGAAACTATGATTCGGGAGATTTTGTTCGGCTTTCTGAAGCTGAGGCCCAATGGCTTATTGAAATCAAAACTAGGAGGGACCATGGACAGGCGTAACCTACTTATTGTGCCCACAAGGAATCGTCCGGAAAGCGCACTAGAGCTTCTTCATGAATTCAATAAAACAGCAGTGATGTCTGACATTGTTTTTGGGCTTGATGACGACGACGTCAGCGACTACTCTGCAGAAGTCCTTGAGCGCTCCGAGCGCAACCCGAGGCTTCGGATGGGTGGGACGCTCAACCTTCTTGCAGTTAAGTATGCGGAAAAGTACGACTATTTATCGTTCATGGGCGACGATCACCGGCCTCGAACCAAGAGCTGGGATCTTCGCCTTGCAAATATGATCGACGAAGGTCCTGGGCTTGCATATGGCAACGACTTGCTTCAGGGGGCAAATCTACCAACAGCTGTGATGATGTCGGCTAGCATTGTTGAGGCCATCGGGTACATGGTGCCGCCAGTTTTGGTCCACATGTACATGGATAACTTCTGGAAAGATCTCGGCACGGCGCTTGGCTCGCTCTGCTACCGTCATGACGTAGTCATTGAGCATATGCATTACCTGGCCGGAAAATCAACGATTGATGCCGGATACAAAGAGGTCAATCACCAAAGTGTTTATGAAAAAGACGAAGAGTCTTATCGTAAATATACGGAAAGCCAATTCCAGAAAGATGTAAGGAAAATCCAAAAATGAATATCCTCATTACCGGACACCGTGGATTTGTTGGCAGGCATTTTCAGAAGTTTTACGAAGAGCAGGGGCACACCATTCTTGGGGTAGACATCGTTGACTCAATGGACGTGCGAAAATTCTTTAGCCTGGCAAACCACACAAAGTTTGATCTGGTAATTCATCTTGCTGCAGTCGTTGGCGGCCGGGCGAAGATTGAGGGGCATCCGCTATCGGTTGCCGTTGATCTTTCTATTGATGCAGAGATGTGGCAGTGGGCCATTAGGACGAAGCAGCCACGAGTTGTGTACTTCTCCTCATCGGCAGCCTACCCAATAAAGCTTCAAACAAAGCAGTCGCATAAGAAGCTTAGCGAGTCAGACATTAACCTTAACGACATCAGCAACCCAGACCTGACCTACGGCTGGTCAAAGCTTACAGGGGAATACCTGGCGCAATTCGCGGAGGCAGAGGGCGTGCGCACGCACGTATTCCGACCGTTCTCCGGCTACGGCGAGGATCAGGCGCTTGATTACCCATTCCCATCATTTATCCAGCGAGGGAAGAATCGAGATAACCCGTTTGTGATTTGGGGCGACGGAACGCAAACGCGGGATTTTGTGCATATTAGCGACATAGTTCGGTGCGTTGACGCAGCCGTAAAGCAAGATTATGTCGGGCCCTTAAACATCGGCACTGGTCACCCGACAAGCTTCCAGCAGCTTGGAGAAATGGTGGCTAAGGCAGAGGGCTATTTCCCCAAGTTCCAATTCCTCACCGACAAGCCCGAAGGGGTGAATTGGCGGGTGGCCGACATATCCTCTATGCTGAAGCTATACACGCCAAAGATTGACCTTGAAACAGGGATCAAGCGCGCACTTAGCGCAAGGGAGTAGCATGAAGACTGTTGATTACCCAGAACTTGTAGTTGGTGGAATCTCCGCGCCAAGGGGTAGCTTTGAGGAAGAGTTTCAAGCGATATTCTCCGAGGCCCTCAATCTTCTCATTCGCAAGCAAGCGCGCTACGGAAATACAAACATTGACCAGCTGGGAATTCATGGTGTTGTCAGCAGGATCGCGTTTGACAAGGTCTCACGAGCGCAAAAGTTTCTTCAGGGCCGGGTCATTGATGGCAAAGTGGTCCTTGACGAAATTGATGGCGAGACAGAAGAATCCCTTGAGGACACCTTGATGGACATGGCAAACTATTCTCTAATTGCAATCTCTCTTCTGCGAGGCACCTGGGGAAAGCCACTTGCGCTCGGGGAGACTGACGATCTATTCCTAGAGGGAGAATCTGAGGGCGATAGCAAGTGAGCTCTTTGATGACCTTTGACGACCTTGAGCAAGAGCTTGAACTCATGTTCCCGGGGACTAGCCGAAAAGTTTCGGCTGACAAACTTGCGGAAATTATGCCTAACTTTACGGCCCGAACCATCCAGGCATATATTTATGGGCACAGGAATATCGTCGACAGGTTCAAAGACGAGTTTATCCAGGTTCTGCAGGCAAAAAGCCCTGAGCGCGCAAGCGTCCTGCGTGAAAGGTTTGCATCAAGGCCAAAGGACGTGCAGGAAATTGCTTCCAGCGCTCGGCACACAAAGCTGCAAATGGCGATAGATAAGATGTGTATATCTTGCTCTGGCAATACCCCCGACGACGGCGGCTACTGCTGGGACAAAACCTGTCCGCTTGCAATGTTTACAAAAATGCCGCTACGGCACGAGGTCCCAGATGAAGATTTTTGAAAGCGACAAAGAGGACTATTACCTAATTTTTGAGAAAGAACCCAAGACAGGGTTGACTCTTTGGGCCGTATTTGATACAAGTACTCGAACATTTAAGGCAACGGGTTTTTCTGAGAAGTGGGACGACGCGGCTGTTCATGCTCGTGAAGTCATGAGGGGGAATGCAAATGAAGCCAAAAACCCTTAAAACAATGCGTGACGCATTTAGCATGTCCGGATATTCACGTCGCCCAGATACAACCAAGGAAATCCATAACACGAGCGACGACATCTTGGAATTTGTTGACATGATGGCGCACGTAATTTCTTTGAAGAGCGCTATTGGCGGCCCATCGCAGGGCATGTGCACCATTCAGAAAAACAAGAAAACCTCAAAGCTGCACATGTATGTCGGCGTTACGATTGGCTCAGACCATCGAGGCTATGCGGCAAAGCACTCGACCCTGGAGGATTGCGAGCTGGCCGCCTACATGTGGATTAACCAAGTTGCTGCTTCATACCAGGCCCCGGCATGAGCGACGTTGTAAAAAGCGCAGTCCTAAAAATGCTTAAAGATCGAGAAAATACCTGGGTGCCCCAAAGCCTTATCCAAAAAACACTAGGTAAAGATGAGCGTTTTGCCCCGGCAATTGCCCAGCTGCGAAAAGAAGGTCACGAGATTGCCAATAAACATAGCAGCGTAAATGGCAAGCAGATGTGGGAATACATGCTTGTAGCACGAAAGACCGCCATAGCTCCAGGGTGGTACTGTAGCTCCTGCAACGGGCGAGTTGCGCCAGCAGATATGCAAGCAAATACGTTGTCAGATCGGCACTCAAACAATTACTGTGTGTCGTGTGCGAAGAAGCGCTTATTTACTCTGAGGTAGAAATGATAGAAAAAATTGAAGACGTCTTGTACGCTGACGGGTGGGAAGAGTGCCTTGTTGGGCACGGCACAATCTTTCATGGAAGCGACGGGCCGAAAACCGTAGCCATCTATGACCGAGACAAGATGGTCAGGAAGATGGCCCAAGAGATTATTGAGCAGGAGCAGAGCCGCGACCAAGATCAGGCAGAAGACTTTGACCCGTACCTTGAGGCTGACGAATACATCTCGTTCAATGTAGAGGGGGCATTCATTCAGCCCGGAATGCCGGTATTTGCCACATTTGACGAGCAGGTAGATTTTACTAAGGTAGCTACATGCGAATGCGGGAAATGCTAACAAAGATTATTGCGGCCATCGCAGTGATGGCAATGGCAACGCCCCCAGTCACGCAGCAGGATGTTGTTTTTTCCGGAGAGGACAACTGGGGTCTTGATCGAATCTATCAACCGCAAGGTGACGCCTGGATTGGCGGCAGGCTTTTCCGCAGCGATGGTTTTGATTGGGCCGGAGAGGGCTATGGTGGCGGCATTGTTGTATATGTTGTTGATAGTGGCATAAACAATGACCAGCTGTTCAATGACGTGGGCGCCGGTTTTGCCGCAGTAGGCAAATCTACGGCAGACTGCGGAAATCTACATGGCACAAAGGTCGCCTCTCTCATTGCTGGAATTGGCTACGGGATTGCCGAGCAGGCAACAATTATTCCGGTGCGTGTGCTGAAGTGCAACGGGGCAGGAACGCAAAGCGCCATAGTTGCCGGACTAAAGTGGATATTAGCGAATGCAGACCCCACAGTATCCGTGGTTAACATCAGCGCTGGCGGATCAAAAAATAAGGCCATCGACGCCGCTGTAAAGAAGTTAACTAATGCCGGAATACCCGTAGTGATTGCCGCCGGGAACAACGGGTCCAACGTAAACCGCTACAGCCCAGCCCGGGTAAGCTGCACGGAAGACCTTGCAATCTCTGTTGGCGCATCAACACTTTTTGACCTGCCCTGGACAGGTTCAAATTATGGCGACTGCCTAACCCTTTATGCCCCAGGGGTCAGCCTGGTTGCATCCTATGGTGCAGGGGACACAAATGTAAACGGAACTTCGTTCTCTGCCCCATATGTCTCTGGGGCAATTGCTGCCTACGCATCCTTTTACGGGATTTCAACGGAAGACGCTTTCTATGAAATGGCAAGCTACTTTGATCCGTCAATCACCATCGCGGCCCGAAGGGACACCACCAGCTCGGTCCTGCAAATGTTCCCCATTGAAGATGATTGGTCTGGCGATTATTGCTGGGAGTATTACGGTTGCTGGCCTTAATACCTTCGGGCAGAAGTAAAGTAAAAGCCAGATCCGCCAAGATCAGAAGCGTAAACAAGCGCATCAACCAAGTCGTCATGAGAGCCGTTTGGGAATGCCATCATTTCGGCCTCAAGCTCATCAATGCCCGGAGCATTGCTTACGTGGAAAACCTTCCCCCCCTCATACCGTGCCGCAAGCGCCCGTGAGCGCGTCACCTTATCGCGGTCCGGTCGAACGGGTCGGGCAGGCAGGGTAGTTGCTGAGAGCATTTCTCGCACAAAAGTGCTTTGGTGCTGCACAGCTTCAATGTTTAACGACTCAAAAAATCGAGGATCTTCAGACTCCGGGTCAAGCCCCTTGATGGCCAAGAGGCGCTGTGGCCAGCCCATGCGTGGGCCACGTGCGTCATTGATGCTTCCGTCGTTGTTGAAGCCGGTAAGCCAAGCACGATGGCCCTCAGTCAGCCGGGCCTTCCAGGCCCCAACGATGTAAAGGTTATGCTCAGAATCCTCAACTACCTCTACTGCGGAGGTGTAGTCGCTTCGTTCGCTAGCTGAGGATGCAAGGTCAACGCCAATGCGCCTAGCGCCTTCTGGGACGCGGTCAACCCGCTTAAACCACTCGTATCGGAAGATGTTCCCGCCCATCGATGTAACGTCATTCTGAAACTGCAACATAAAGATTGGCGTGCCAAGCTCCATGCGTTTCTGCTCCATGTCGGCGACCGTGTACATTTCAGGCCAAAGGACTTTGTCCTCCTCAAGGGCTCGGCGCTGATAGTGGGCTACATGCTTGGCGATTAGTTCGGCGTAGAAATCATCCTCGTGCCAACGGGTTCCGATGTACCAGCGTTTTGATTTTGGCACAAGCATTGGGTCAACAACTTGCCAATACGTGTCGCTAGCTTTCTGCCGCTGCATGGCGGTGGCATTTTCCTTCATGCCAACCATGTCGTCCGCAAACAAGATGTCAAGACGCGCGCCAGGCTTGATTGATCCAAGGCCGTCGGCGAAACATGTTGAGTCTTTGCCAAGGTTTGCTCCCTTTACCGTCCAAACTTCATCAGTCCACTTTGAACCAATAACGCCATCTTGTGCCCACGGAAAGATTTCAGCAAAATGCGGGGACTCAATGAGAGATTTAATTGCCCTGGATCGAGCAAGCGCGTCAGACATGACGGCAGTAAGAACCCCAATGCGCACTTTTCCTTTGGTTACCCCAATCATCCGAGCAGCCCGGTGGATAAGCTGAGTAGTCTTTGCGTGGCCGCGAGGCATCAAAACAAGACCACGGTCGTTCTGGTCAAGGAACTGTTCCATTTCTCGCAAGTGGCGAGGAAAGACCAGGCCGCTCATATACTCGGCAAACGCAGCATCCGATGTTTGCGCCTTGACGCGCAACCATTCCCGATAGCTATTGTTAACGCTCTTCGGCTGTTCCATCAATCACCTGAATTTGATCCGTAAGCTCGCTGGCCCACATAGTAAGACGCTTTGCTAGGTCCTCAGGAGCAAGCGTATCAATTTCATGAATGTTTTGATTAATCTGAATAGCAACATTTGTACTCCCTGTCTTGATTTGGGCAAACTCATTGGTATATGCGCCCGTGAGCTTTGCCAGTCGATCAATGACTTCAAGCTGCAACTTCAGAAACATGGCCTCTTCCTTGGTGCCCCGAGCCCGAGCGGCTCCCCCAGCTGCCATTTTCCCAACCAGGTTTGCCCGCTGTATAAGCTCCATGCGGCTAGAGGCGGCATCAGGGCCCTCTTCTGACCATTGCTTTCTAATCACATAAATATGCTTTCGCACAGTTTCTGTAGATAATTGCATCGCCGTGGCGATTTCCGGCAAAGGCACACCTTGGAGGTGCAGGCCCTTAATCTTCTCCCTTAGAGCAGTTAGCTGCTCAGCGCCTACGCGCCCACGCTTTGCCATAGTCGTAGTATACTTGCATCATGACTGAAAGCAGGTCCTGTAATTTCTGCGGTGGATCTTCCCCTGATGTTGCCTTTAAGTGTATAAAGTGCAAAAAATACAGTGACTCGTGCTCATTTCACGGCAAGGAGAACGCAATATGCTACGATTGCCGCCATACGGATGCCCTGGTGCGGACTTGCCTGAACTGTGGGCAACAGATGCGAGACGAGAAGTGCAAGCTGGTTTGCCAATGTGGCTACTTTGCTTCGTGCTCGGATTATTATTGAGGTGTCTATGATTCGAGTGGCAATCACCGGGGGCGACCTCCAGCGCATACTTGCAAGGGACTTTGCCCAATACCCAAGCATAAAAGAGGCTTGCGAGCATGCCTGCGCTGAATACGGGCTAACAGCCGAGACCATGCGCTGCTATGCGTCCGGGGGCGTGCCTATGAGGAGCCGAGCCTACCCAAAGATCCGAAAACGACTGACGGAAATTGAGCAAGAAGAGGTCACGGCCATGGTCAGCGTGACCGTGGCAAGCAAAAAGCTAGTTGAGTCTCTTACGGCCCAGATTCAAGCATACGAGACAGCAGCCGATTCCCTGCGTAAGATTAGGGACAACATCGCCCAGTAGTGCATAGAGGAGTCCCCCATGGCTGCATCAACATATAATATTTCTGCCGAACAAGGCACGGACTACACCGCTGCCCTTACGTATGCCAACTCTGCCGGAACCGCCATTAACATTACTGGCTATACCGCCAGGATGCAGGTTCGGCGAACTGCTGGTTCTCCAAACGCCGTCTTGACGCTAACAAATACGAGCGGGATTACTTTGGGCGGAGCAGCAGGAACGGTTGCCATTGCGATCCCTGCCGCTGCGTTGGCTATTATTGACTCAGGAAACTATCGATATGATCTTGAGCTTGTCTCTGGCGCTGGGGTTGTTACCAAGCTAATCTCCGGAGACTTTGTAGTCACCGGAGAAGTAACGAGATGAGCCCGGATGTAAACATTGTCGACATCAATCTAACCGTCACCGAAGAGGCAGACAATACGGTTAGCGTCGCTCAGACAAGCAATGCCATCACTGCGGTCGAAACAACCAATAGCGTTACTGTGGCATCTGTTGGGCTTCAAGGCCCTAAAGGCGACACCGGATCAACCGGATCAACCGGAGCAGCCGGATCACAGGGGCCACAAGGGCCACAGGGTGAGACTGGATCCCAGGGCCCGCAGGGAACTGGAGCTTCTCACACCACCTATACGCACAATCAAAACACTGCCTCGTCTACCTGGAGCGTTACGCACAATTTGAATTGTTTTCCGTCTGTCATGGTTGTAGATTCAGCCGGTAGTGTCGTTTACGGCAACATTGAGTATCTTGACAACAACAGCCTGCGGCTTACGTTCGTTGCCGCCTTTGGCGGTAAGGCATACCTAAACTAAGGGGGAAGCATGAAGTTCTTAACCAATCTTGACCTTCAGAAAAATGAGCTGCAGAACGCCACGCTACAGAACCTTGCCACCGACCCGGCATCGCCAGTTCAGGGCCAGATTTATTACAACACCGCCTCTGACGCCATCAAGGTCTACGACGGTGCCGCATGGATTACATTGGCCACCGGCGGCGGAACAGTTACTTCGGTAACCGCCTCCAGCCCGCTCGCCTCTTCCGGCGGCAATACGCCAAACATTACTATCCAGGACGGCACGACCAGCCAAAAGGGTGCCGTACAGCTTGAAAACTCCACCTCCAGCACCTCAACGACCACGGCTGCTGTTCCGGCCTCCGTCAAGTCTGCTTACGACCTGGCCGCAAGCAAGGCAAGCACCTCAAACAAGTTAAGTGATTTTGCAGCAACCTCTTCTACCGAGCTTGCTGGCGTTATCTCTGACGAGACCGGCACAGGCGCTCTGGTGTTTGCCAACAGCCCAACGCTCGTTACGCCTGCACTTGGCACGCCATCAAGCGCTACCCTTACAAATGCAAGCGGTCTTCCAATTAGTACTGGTGTTTCTGGCCTTGGAACCGGTGTTGCCACGTTCCTTGCAACACCATCTTCTGCAAATCTGATTTCTGCTATTACCGATGAGACCGGGACTGGCGCGCTAGTTTTTGCCAATACCCCAACGCTTAACGGCGCGACTATTACTGCAACAGGGCAGACGCCAACAATTCACGGTATCTACCTGCCAGAAACGCACGGTATTTACTTTGAGGGCGCAACTGCTGACGCTCACGAGACATTCCTATACGTTGTAGACCCAACCGCAGACCGAACAATTACCCTTCCAGATGCGACGGGTACGGTTGCGTTGACCGCAAACAAGCTGAGCTCCTTTGCAGCAACTTCTTCAAGCGAACTCGCTGGTGTCATCTCCGACGAGACGGGCACTGGTGCGTTGGTATTTGCCAATACGCCAACACTCGTTACGCCAAACATTGGAGCAGCAACCGGAACAAGCCTTGTTCTTTCTGGAGATCTAACGGTAAACGGAACCACGACAACCATCAACTCAACCACCCTTACGGTGGACGACAAGAATATTGAGCTTGGATCAACGGTAACCCCAAGCGATGCCGGTGCGGACGGCGGCGGTATTACCCTCAAGGGAACAACGGATAAGACCCTCAACTGGGTTGACGCTACGGACGCATGGACTTCTTCGGAGCACTTCAACCTGCTCACCGGGAAGAAGTTTTATATTGCGGGGACTGAAGTTCTTAGCGGAACGACCCTTGGCAGCGGAGTCACCGGCTCAAGCCTGACCTCTGTCGGCACAATCGCCACCGGCGTGTGGAACGGCACGGCGATTGCCATTGCAAACGGTGGTACTGGCGCAACTGACGCTGGCGCTGCCCGCACGGCCCTCGGCCTTGCAATCGGCACGGACGTCCAGGCATATAACAGCACACTTGCTGCCGTTGCTGGTGGAACCTATACCGGAGATGACAGCATTACAACCGTTGGCACGATCTCTGCTGGTACGTGGAACGGCACGGCAATTGGTGCCAACTACGGCGGAGCGCTTCGCTACAACACCAGCGCCACCTGGACTGCTGGAGAAGCTAAGACGGTTACCCACAGCCTTGGAACCAAGGCAGTAGTCGTTTCCGTGTACGATTCTGGCGATGCGGCAGTGATTTGTGACGTAGTAACGGCCACGACCGACACCCTGACCGTCACGATCAGCCTGGCCGGGACGTATCGAGTCGTCGTTCTAGGGTAAGATACCCCTATGGTAAAAATTCTTAGCGACGTTCAGCTTGACGCAACGACGGACGATCTGACCGTTGATGGAACAATTGTGGCCACGGGCGGGAACGCCACCACAGAGACTGATACCGCAAGCATTAACGCCGTTGGGTATAACCAACGCGGTGGTGTTGGCTATCACGGATTCCTTGACATCAAGAATACATATGGGTCTGCAACAAACCCCAAGAAGTTCTTCAGGCTCAACTCCTCTGGGGCAATTGAGATTATCAACAACGCCTACACGACAAACCTTTTTACTCTTGATAACGACGGAGACCTTACCGTCCCGGGTTATATTAAAAGCGGCATGACTGCCCAGCGATATAACAACGGCGGTAGTGTAACAAACACAACTGGGGTTGGCACTAGTTACGTTGATATTGCTGGTCACACGGTAACGTTTACGCCAAACTATGTTGGTCAGCGGTGGCTGATTACCTTCACGGGGGCATCTTACACAAATACAAACACCGACCAATATATTATTTATCAAATTTTTGTTAACGGCTCTAACCTTTTCTATACGAGAACAGTCAACATTGAAAGCGGAATTAACTACTCAACCAACGTCAGCGGAATGGATGTCTACACATCTGTTGGCACAACCGCAGTAGAAGTTACGGTTGGTGTTCGTATGCAGACAACAACTAACGTTACCGTAAGCACAACATATGCTCGTCTTAACGCCGTACCGCTAACATAAGGAGGGGCCATGAGCGAGATTGCTTTGATTATTACAGCTACGTGCAAAACCCCTGGGTGCAGCCAGCTTGGTATTGCTAACGTATTTGAGCAGGAGTCCGGCATTGATTTTGTGGTACACTGCGGACAGTGTCAACATGCAATTGAAGACATCACAGCGACACCAAAGGAGTAATCATGGAGCAACGAGTAACAACTGAGCAGCTGATTTACAAAATCGGCGCACTTACGCTAGAAAACGATATCTTGCGCGCGCAGATCGAGCAGCTGCAGAAGCAAATCGCAGCTCTTCCAAAGCCAGAAGAACATGTTCATCCAACAACAACGGTGAGCTTCAACAGCATCAGCGATTAATTAGTTAATCGTTTTGTATTAAAGAGTCTGTCGGTTTTTGCCGGCAGACTTTTTATTTGTTGTTCGTTACGTTTTCATTATGTATATTGTGTACGTCAACCCCTGCTTGCGCTAAATGTTTGAGGTACAGATGTGACTGCCAACCAATCCCAACAAATTCT